CTGTGACAGTGTTGGCTCATGGCAAAATTTTAGGGTTGATTGTGATCTCTATATTGATGGGACGTCTTTTCGCCCAAGTCTTGTGTACAGAACGACCAATTGGGGAAATGGTGATGCAAACTATGCATACGCGGCGGAATTCAATTTAAATGCTATCTCACTTCAAAGAGGATCAAATAGCTCATCTAGTTCAAATGGAACAAGAACACAGGTGGCAACCGCTTCTATTTCAATTGCAAGCGCCTCGTGGCATCGCGCTACATTAATCGTCAATGGTTCAAATCATCAAGTATTGGTAGATGATGTTCAATACATTAATGCTACTGACTCAACATATACAGCGTCAGGGCAATTTGCATTTAGAGCATCAAATGGTAGTGCTAGCGCTGGCTACCAAGCTCAATTTAATAACTTTGGGATAACGGTTATTGGTCTAAGTGGGACGTGGGTTTCTCCTGTGCAAAGCTTGACAGCGGCGGGAACATACGGAGGGAGTGTCGTTACTTGGCAAGATGTGAGCATAGGGACAGGTACATCAATCCTTGTTGAGTCAACCATCAATGGTGGTTCTACTTGGCAGACTGTTACCAACGGCGGGACCATTCCAAATTTGACGCTAGGACAGTCACTATCCGGCGTCAATCTCCAGATTCGGGTTACACTTTCAACCCAAACTGCTACTAGCATGCCTCAAATCCAATACTTGGTAGCGCGGGTTATGGGTGGGTACAGCTCAACAGGCACTAGGATTGCCCCTGTGTTGAGCCTAGCACCTGCTCTCTTTGCAGGGAGCACGGTTACCAATTGGAGCGCGAATCAGCCTCCAAATACAAACGTAGCAGTGGCTACAAGCACTGACAACATCACTTACACGAGCGTTGCGAACGGAGGTCCGATAGCTGGTATCACGACGCAACCTATCCCAGTTCTCGACACATTTGCGGTTGACTCACACACCAACTATACAAGCACTAGTCAGACGGGCGGATCAACTGGTACGTGGTTGTGGGATACAACAAATAGCCGTGTAACTATCGCAAGTGGCACAAATGCGGCTCTCTTGTGGAATCCTGTTTGGTACAATACGAGCTATTTCTATCGAAAACAGATCACTATTAATCATCTGCAAGTAGCCGGCGGGGCTGATCTGACTAATTTCCCTATGCGTGTGTCGCTTGTTGACGCAAATCTTGCAACCGTTGCGAACGGCGGGCTTGTTACCAACTCCAACGGCTATGATATTATTTTTGTAGATATTGCAGTAGGGCAACTCTATCATGAGATTGAGAGCTACAATCCAGTAACAGGCGCAATTGAGATGTGGGTATCTATGGATGTTATTTCTCATACATCTGATACTGTTTTATACATGTACTTTGGCAATAATGGTATTTCTACATCGCAAGAAAATGTCAATGGTGTTTGGAGTGTTGCGAGCTACGCGGCTGTATGGCATATGGATGAGGCGACGGGATCAAATCAGCTAGACTCAACCTCTAATGCGCTTACCGCTACCCAGAACAATTCCCCCTTGCAAGGTGGAGGTGAGATAGGCAATGGTTTGTCTTTCAATGGATATACGCAATATTTGAGTGTTGCGCACGGCGGCGCGGCGGACATCACAGGCGACAAAACCATTGAGCTATGGATCAATGCAGCATCATTTTCGATTGACGCAAATGGAGCTGATCCTCGAGTCCTCATCAACAATATTGACGGGACGAATGTCTATCAGTTTGCGCTAGATAGCGCGGGTGGGGGGACGATTGGGTTTGCAGTCAATGACTCAACTGGACAACATCTTATAGCAAATGTGACTAATAATATTTCAACATGGTATCACTTAGTAGGTACGTATGTTGCATCTACACATACAGTAGCTTTATATATCAATGGAGTATCAGCGTCAAATAATGGAAGTTTATCACTTGCATTGGGTACTTCTAGCTTATTTAATATTGGGAGACGTACTGATGCATTAGGGTATTTTTCAGGAACTATAGACGAGGTGCGAATATCTGCTAGCGCTCGTGGCGCGGGATGGATTGGGACCTCTTATAATAATCAGTCTTCCCCAAATAGCTTCTATTCAGTCGGAGCACTCACATCACAATCTGCAATTAATTCCAAAGATGTAGATGAGATTGTCGATGCTGATCAAATCAACCAAGGGGGATTGGTTTGGAGATGGCAGGATGCAAGCAATTTTTACATGCTTCTTGTGTACGATAGCGCGTCAACGGCAGGCTCTACCAATATTGTTCAGCTCAAGAAAGTAGTTGCAAATACGGCAACTCAGATAGGCTCAAATGTTGCTATCAGCTTCACAAGAGGCACCAATCATAGATTTCATGTAACAATGATAGGAACAGCTATCACGGTGTACATGGATGGAAATCAACTCATCTCGACAACGGATAGCTCGCTCGCAGGTCCTGGAAGTGTTGGACTCATTCACGTCAGTGGCACAGGCGGGAATGGGGATTCTTACCATAATGTCCGTTTCCAAGCTCTAGGGCAATCTCTCAGTGGCGTGAATGCGTACACCAAGGTCACGCTTACATCAACAGATCCTACCCAAACTCCACAGCTTACTGACTTGACGCTAGCGGCTCTCCATCCCAACATCGGACTCGGTGCGTACGTTCCGACGGTTGACTATACACGCACGCTTTTCTCTGCCAATGCGGATGACCTTGCCAAGAAATCTGACTACTATTGGCAGATCACGCCCACAAAAGCGGCTATTTTTAGCCAGCGGATAGAGCAACCAGCGCCCTGGATTTTGACAAGCAATGATGTGCTGTTTCCCGACGATGAGAGCCCCAACACTCTCTCGGTTGAGAATTCAGGGGACCTGTATCGCAACCGCATGATCTTGCGCGGCGTGCTCGCAACTCAAATCATCACAGAGACGCATCCTGGAGATGGGAAATCGACGTCTTGGACTCTCAAATTTCCGGTTGTTGGGAACAGTATTCCAACGATATCAGTCAACAATCAGGCAAAGACCATCGGACAGAAGGGCATTGATACAGGCAAAGACTTCTATTATGCCCTAGGAAGTACATCTCTTGCTCAAGATGCATCAGGTACGCTCTTACAGCCCAATGTGGACAGCTTCACGATTGCCTATACGGGCCAAGCTGTTATCGATGTGGCCAGAGACAACACGGGCGGATTTCCAGGAACAACAACCCAAGCACAATACGCGGCGCTTACCGGAGGCGCGGGGATTGTAGAGGTTGTGGAAGATGTCAGTGGTCAGCAGATGAGTGTAGCAGCTGCGCAAGCCTACGGTGATAGCCAACTCCAACGCTACGGCGTGATAGGCCGGACTCTTCTCTGCCAAACCAATCGCACGGGCCTATCAGTAGGGCAATACATTCCCGTGTTCATCCCTGAATTAGGACTTAACGATGCATCCATGTTGATAACGGCTATGGATTTGAAGCCTGAAATAACCTTAGTCGGCAGTCAAGCATCAATGCTCTACTACTGGTCGTTGACGCTTGTAGAAGGCCCTAACCTTGGTTCCTGGCAAAAGACGCTTTTACAGGCATTTAACTAAACCCCCTTGCAAGGGGAGAAAGAGGCATTATGGCAAATATTATCTTACCTAGTCAAATACCTGAGAACAGGAGAAAATTAGAAGAGTGGAAGGCGAAAAGGTTACGCTCAGGCCTCCACTTGCCTTCCTACAAATACTTGGCTGTTCCAGGATACTGGCGTAAAAATGTCAAGCCGGATACCTATGAGGAAGTGATAGCGCGGTCTGCAAGGCATCAATGCGTTTGGCAACTGGAAAACTGGGACGCGAATACAGGGGAATTGTGGGAAAGAGGATGCGCTCACAATGTCATCACTGACAACGGTGGCATTAGCATGCTCAAGAACCTGTGGAATAGTGCAGGTTCAGCAATCGCCATTGGTTCTCACGTCACTGTTTCGCCCAATGGATTCGCGGCGAAACTTAGCGTGGCATCGGGTACTTCTGCTACCACATCGCTCTCAGTTCAAGCGCTCGTAAACGGCCTTGCCAATGGCTCAACTATGACGCTTGGCTACAACGGCTCAAATCCGACGACGATCACGTTGAATGCTACTGCTAGTGCAGGAAACACAACGTTAACTGTAGTGTCATTCACGCCTGCTATTAACTTCCCAATTGGAACGGACATCGTTGCTATCCCATCCGTTACCGACAATCCATCTTCAGTCAGCGGTACGGTTGATAGCGGCGCTCTTGCATCAGGCGCGTTTACTTATAATGCAACAACTGGATTAGGTAATAGAAACGTTGTGATAGTTGCAACGATAACAGGCACAAGCGGAAATGCAGGAACATATAGTGAGGCATATACTGGCAACAATGCCACAATTGCTACAGGTACAACATTCTCACACATCATTATTCCTGGATTTGTCTTGAATTCGAGCACAAACGAGACCCTCACGCTAACCGAGAAATCGTGAATTACGGGCATAAAAGGAGAAACGATATGGCATATATTCCAGTAGATAGTACTCATTTGACTGTTTCGTTGCAGAATGATCTTCAGCAATGGAGAACAACCATCGCATGGGCGAAACAGCGATATCAGGCGTATAATCAACAATTAACCCCTACTGTCATGACTGCTCTAAGCATTAGTGCTGCTGATCAGACGGCTATCACTGCTTTTGTGAACGATCTAGGAAGGTTTGTACAACTAGCAGGAGGGACGTTACCAGCAAACGCTACTGATATGATCACGAACATACAGAATGTGCTTGGAGTGATGTAAGCTTTGGGTACGCTTACATACTACGGTACTTCAGTAGCAGATACGACGCTTACAACTGCTTGTGTTATGGCATCAGCTAGTGGTGGGACTGAGACAAGCAAGCAGACGATCTTGACTGCCTCAAATGTCTATGGTGAGGTATGGTCAAAGGGGAATGCGGGATTGGCAACGGTAACAGCCATTCCTGCAACTCCGACTGGTAACGGGTGGATATGCTACCCCGGGGCGGGAACGTTTGCAACCGGAAACTGGAGTGCTGTTTTTACCTTTGCTCACGTTGCAAGTACAACTTCTGATGTTACTATTCGTTTCTTTAAACTTGTAAGTGGTGTTTATACATCTATAGGAACAATTAATACAGCAACAAATACAGCAGCAAAAACGACGTGGACTTTTACAGCAACTTCAATGAGTACAATAACATTTAGCAACGCTACTGATGGTCTTTATACTGATTTATGGTATCACGATAATAATACTAATGCTAATGCAGATAACCCTACTATTTATATTGGCAACTCTTCTAGCGCTGGAGTCGCTAATGACATGCAAATCACCACATCAACGTTTACACCTGCAAGTACCACCAATACATTTACTGCTCCTGCTGAGTCTGTTTCTATTTCTGAAGTATATACAATTATCGGACTTCCATCTCCTGCTTCTGAGAGTGTTTCTGTTCTGGAATTAACTACTTTAATGGCAGGTCAGCCATTTCCTACCGACTCTGTTTCACTGTTAGATTTGAACACGCTCGTGGGCTCAACTACGCTTGCATCTGAGTCAGTTTCTCTAGGGGAAACAAAGCTGATAGCTGGTGTACCGATGCCAGTTGAAAGTGTGTCAGTTAATGAAATTCTTAATTCTCAACTTGGATCATTTCAAAATACTGATAATGCTCCAATATCTGACCAGATTAATCCTACCGGGATAACAACAATAGCCGCTGAGAGTGTGTCTCTAGGAGAAACAAAGCTGCTATCAGGCGTTCCCATGCCTAGTGAAAATGTATCTTTGACCGACCTATCCACCTTGCAAGGGGTAACCTCAATTGCTTCTGAGAGTGTGGGATTGGGCGAGTCGACGCTCTTAACAGGGAAACCATCAGTTACGGACGCGGCGGTACAACTAGGGGAGTCAGGCCCGTCGCTTGTGGGCATGCCGTCATCTGCTGATAGCGCGGCGGTTGCGGACGTCGCAAACTTGCTAGGGACAACTTCAGTAGCATCTGAGAATGTACAGCCAGGGGACAGCGTATCTAGCGCGGGCGCTCTCCAATCAACTGAGCTTGCCCAACTCTCCGAGCTATCTAATCTATCCGGTTCAACTCAGATTGCTTCTGAAAGTGTGTCACCTTCAGATAGTAATTCCCAGTCAGGGCAAGCCCAAAACTTCGAAAGTGTGGGGCTTAGTGAGAGTACGTCTCAATATGGATCCATGCAAAGCTCTGATTCTGCTCAACTTTCAGAGCTTCCACAGCTCACAAATCAATCTCAAATTGTCGAGATAGCGCAGTTGGCAGAAAACTATTCTCTATTGGGCTCAACTCAAATCACGCCCGAGTCCGTTCAACTCTTTGAACTGCTCAATTTGCTAGGGCTGATCCAATCTACCGATAGCGTTGCGCTAGGGGAAACGGTCTCTTATTTCACAGCAGTTGTTTTCATCGCACCACCTGAAGGTGTGTCACTCTCAGAACAGTACAGTTTAGCCGGCTCAACTCAGCAAGTCGAGAGTGCCCAACTCTCCGACGCATCCACCTTGCAAGGGGGAATGCAGGTAGCTCCTGATCAAGCGTCTCTTTCTGAACTGTTGCAGATGGTGGGGAGTGTTCAGATTGTTGAGAGTGCTCCAATCTCTGAACAGTATTCCTTGCTTGGAAGCATTCAACTTTCTCCTGATAGCGCATCTCTTTCTGAACTGCTCAATCTTGTTGGCACCATCCGTATAACCGACGCTGTACAGCTCTCAGAGCTTCTTCCATTGATGTACAACGCTATTCCTACCAATATAGTGCTCTATGCACGTGGCGGGAATGTCACGGTGTACACACGTCAAGGTCAGACTGATGTGTATGCACGTCAAGGCAATGTTGAAGTAAATACACGCGATGGCAGCGTTACTGTAAATGCACGTCAAGGAAATGCAAATCTGCATGAGGGGTGAAATATGACAACTGTAATTCCTGTAAACGATTATTCTCCGATACTTCAAGGGGACACTGGAAATCCATTTAGTATCTATGTTGCTCAAAAGAATGGATTTAAAAGTATACTAGGAGCAACTATCACCATGACTATGCAGAGTGTTACAAATCCTGCAACTATTCAAACGTGTACAGGTCCGTGGGCTATTGATCCGTCTGACAACGGGAAAGCAAATTATACCTACCAAGCTGCTGATGTAGCTATAGCAGATAGTTGGAAGATGTGGATAAAAATTGTCATGGGAGGAAAACCAGTACATGTTGATGATGGGACAGGGAATCCGATAGTGTTAGTGATTTTGCCCTTACCATCAGGTGTGTAGTACTGACTATGTTCCAATTTGCAAGATAGTGGTCTATACTGTTCAGAAAAGGAGAGAGTGAAATGACAACTCCCCAGTTCGCAGACCTATCACAATTTCAGCCATCGAATATTGACTGGCAAGCATATAAGCAATGGTCTATGCAAGGCGATGGGATAAGCCGCGTTGCCATTCGATCAAGCTATGGAGTGGGCTACAAAGACGTGCATTTTGCTCAATACAGAGCTGGAGCACTCGCCGCTGGCATTGATCAAATTATTTTCTATCACTATGCCTATCCAAGCTTGAATAATGCTCTAGATGAGGCAAATTCACAATTCAACATTGTGGGGGCTATCCGCCCACAAGACATGATCATCTTGGATTTTGAAGAGCCAGTAGATCAGGCTAATAGCGCGTGGGCGTTCACGTGGCTTGCTCAGCAAGAATTGAACTATGGAAAGCTTCCAGGACTGTATGCCAGCTCTGCCTATATTCAGCAAAGATTGCAGGATGCTAGGCTAGCCAGGTATCCCTTGTGGCTTGCCAATTGGCAATTCACGCCCGATGAACGCCCACCTGTTCCAAGTCCTTGGACAAGTTATGAATTTGTCCAGTACAGCGATTCTGCTACAAATATTCCAGGAATTGCATCAACCGTTGATGTTGATATTTTCTTAGGAGTAGAACAACCATCGGAGGACCCAATCGTGACAATAGATTTAAGCAACGATACTGTTGCATCGCACTTTACTGGCGACTCTACCCAATGGGTGTGCAAGGAAACCAAGTTCACTCTGCATGGAGAGATCCTGGCTTTCTATCAATCCTACGGCGGGAGCGCGCTATGCGGACTCACGTACTTAGGACTTCCTCTCAGTGGGGAAACACCCGTGCCCAATCGCCCCGGAATTGTCTACCAGGCGTTTGAACGCGGGGTAGTAGCGTTTGATCCTGATCACATCATTGATAACCCACCTGGCAGTGGGCGCGTCTACATGATGCACATCGACAAAGGATTGGGAATGGACCCACGTATTGGTCAGCAAGCAACTCAAATCGCCCAACTCACAAATCAGGTATCCACCTTGCAAGGGGAGAATGCAGCTTTGAAAGCACTCCCAATCGTAACCAACCTGACTCAAATTCAGACCGTTGGGCAGACGATCAAAGACGATGTTGACACGATTATGAAGCTTGCCCAAATCCAATAAGGAGAGGAAAATGATGCATTTTCTTATGAACTGCTTACAGCCTGATGCGGTGCTAATGCTCTTTGTAGCTGCATCATGCTTCATTGGCTTTAGATTTAATCCTCGTGAATACGTTTGGTTAATCTGGATTTTTATCGGCATTTTAGCAATTGTGTCGTGGGTCCTACTTGTATTTGGAGGCTAGTAGTATGAATTGGGCACAGATAGTTAATACACTCATTTTTGTGTTTGGAGTATTCATAAGTGTACTAGAAGCTATTCATTTGGCAAACTTACAACGTCAAAAAATGCCTGACCACACAACAGTGAAATTGGAAAGATTTGCTCGTATGGCAGTTCAGCAAGTGGAACAGCAAGGGAAAGAAATTAATGGATCATCGAAAAAGCAACTTGCTGCAAACGCTATAGTAAAGCTTTTTAAAGCGTACAAATTGCCTGTTCCTCCCAGTGAAGCGGTGGATATAGCAATAGAATCCGCTGTTTTTCTTCTTCCAAAGGACAATACTTCTAAATCATAGGAGTATACATGAACGCAATTATCCAAGGTCTTAATTCTTATGCAGGATTATTTAGCATCATCATTGTGGTGGTCAGTGCTTTTTTTGCAAGTAAAGCAATGGCAAGAAGCAACGTAAACGATGAAACAAACCAAGCTCAAAACAATGCAATTAAAGCAATGGAGGAAGAAATAAAGTCGATACGAAGGATAATGGTAGATCTCACACGTGACAAAATCAAACTAGAGCAGACGATAGATACCATTTGTGCTGCTTTAAGAATTAGAGGACTTGTCATCACAATACAGGGAGAAATGATACACATAGAAGACAAGAGCGGGAAAACGACAACGACACGTATCAGAAATGAGGACAACGGGATATTATGAGATTATTTGAACACAAGCCACATCGATACAGGATTAAAAACCTAAACGAGGTTCACGATGATCAGTTAACATTTGGGCAAAGGATAGCGGATAACGTTGCATCAACCGTAGGATCGTGGCCCTTTATCATCATTCAAAGTGCCCTTCTTGCATCATGGATTGTTATTAATATCGTTGCGTTTACCCTACGATGGGACCCATATCCATTTATCCTCTTAAATCTCATGCTCTCATTTCAAGCTGCTTACACAGGTCCTTTTGTGCTTATGTCCAGTAACCGACAAGCTGCAAAAGATCGACTTATGGCAGAACACGACTACCAAATCAACATGAAAGGAGAGGAAGAGACACGTCAGCTAATTCAGCATTTGTATGAGCAAGATGCTGAATTGCTGAAACAAACAAACATGCTCATAGATTTACTTCAACACACGAAAGGAAACCAATCATGAATCAGCTTATCACCGCTCTCATTCCCTACGTTGTCCCAGTTGTTTTGATTGTTGTTGGATACTTTGGACATCGGGTTATAAGCTACATTCCTGCTCAACAACGGGCCTATGTTGAGCAGTGGGCAAAGATTGCAGTCGCTTTTGTAGAGCAAAACTATGCAGGAAAGTCTGATGAGGAAAAGAAACAGCTTGCAATGGATGCTATTAAGGGATTTTTTAAGGCGTTTAACTTGCCTCTTCCTTCAGATGACATTCTGAGTGCGTTTATTGAAGCTGCGGTCAATGCCTTGCCCAAAGCTATACCTGCATCCACCTTGCAAGGGGGAGGGAAGCCCGCGTGACTCTCCAGGACGACCAAACAGCTATTGCAAATGCGGAGGCGGCGCTTACAGCTCTCGGTCCTTTATCGGCATCGAACTTTGACCAGGCGTTTCAACAGCTTGTAATTCGGCATAACGCCCAGCAGGATATCAAGAAGTATCAGAATAACCAATTCTATCCTGATGCATTTAACTTGATCAGTCAAGTGAACTCAGCACAAGCGGGATCAGACAAGGTTGTTTTGATTTCTCAGTTCTTGCGGACATATGCAGAGTACATTGCAACGGAGACACAAGCGCTAGAAGCTACGCATTCAACCGTGAAAGCAATTGTAGACGCTATCCCACCAATGACAGGACAAAGTGGATGACGAGAGATCTTGGGACAACTGACATCGATAAGCTTACGACAATGCCAAGCATTGAAAGTATCGATACGCATCCGACTATCAAGAAGATCAGGCTACCTGATCCAACACGTAAAGCACCGCTCGTGTATGTTCCGGTTCAGATCTCAATAGAAAAGCCTGGAAGTGTAGCGCTAGGCATCGGCATCTTCCTAGCGCTAGCATCCTGCACAATGGGGAATGTATTTCTGATGTTTGTACATCAGATTATTATTGTGAAGTAAATGCCTACTCCATATGTTAGAAAGCGTGAACGCGCTAGAAACCGCAATGGCAGATGGCGCAAGAAACGTTCTGACTCTGGAAGGAAGAGGAAAAACAATTTGGCTACACACAGATATGGGTGGAATCCCCAATTGCCTGATCGAAGAGATCACAAGTTTTCGATGCGTGCAGATCTCGCGCTCCCTCCCTTGGTAGACTTGCGAGATCAGGACTCACCGATAGAGGACCAGGGACAGTTGGGCTCGTGTACCAGCTTTGCCACAGGCGCGGCTATTCGATTTGGCAGAAGGAAAGAAGGACTCCCTGACTTTGTTACGTCTCACCTGTTCCTCTACTACAATTCGAGAAGCTGGTATTCAAAGGGAACGGACTCCGGCGCGACGATCAGAGACGCTGTGAAGGCAGCTGCAAATCAAGGGGACTGTCCTGAAACCGATTGGCCCTACCTCATTGACCAATTTGCAGTCAAACCTCCCGCTAGAGCTTACCTGGATGCTAAGACAGATAGAGCACTCAAGTATCAGGCAATTCCTCAAAACCTCACTGCCATGAAAAACTGCCTAGCTCAGGGACTTCCGTTTGTCATAGGCATATCGGTTTATGAATCATTCGAGAGCGACACAGTAGCGCAAACTGGCATGGTTCCTCTTCCGAAAAACAATGAGCAGTTGCTTGGAGGTCACGCTCTCCTCTGTCTGGGATTTAGGGATAAGGACTTGCAATTTATCGTGAGGAATAGTTGGGGAAGTGGATTTGGAGATGGGGGATACGTGTATCTTCCATACGCGTACTTGTTGGATAGTGGATTATCAAGTGATTTTTGGGTTATTCAGACGGTAGGGAAATAAAAAAGAAGAGGGAGTAATCTCTCTCTTCTTTTCCTTCCAATGTTGCAAAGAACTTTTGCTGTGCCTTTTCCTTTTCAATCTTCTCAGCAGCAGCCTCATTCACAAATCGACTTCTCTCCCCGTCTGGGAGGCTGGCGATATATTCACCGGCATCCTTGTCAAAGGTGAGGGAAAGCCTCACCTTACCTTGCGATGGGCGTCCCATCTTTTTCTTTGGTTCCATGTCACTCATCGGTCTCATAGCCAAAACTGTTGATAACCTGGACTGCTTGCCCTATTTGCATAGGACTCACAAATACCGAGGACTGCTTGCCCTGAGACTTTGCCTCTATTTGTACAGACAACCTAATGCTTCTCAAAATAATGATATTATTTATGAAAATGATAATTCTAAGATATATATCTGGCAGAAATATGAATGCAATAAATGATAAAATGGAGTTATGATACAGAAATAAATAGGTACCGATTATTTAACACAATGAGTACCTATTTTAAAATGGCAAAAATTTAGGGCACTCTGAAAAATGAGTGCCCTAAATCTGCAAAGGGAGGCTATCCCCAAACTCCAGAAACAGCGATGAAAAGTTGACCAGCATCCTTGACAGCTTGAAAACTTTGATTCCATCTTGACTCTAATTCTTCAATAGCTTGATCATATGCACCATATTCATTCCATCGTCTTCCATCATCCTTGTCACAATCGTTACGCTCATTGAGTAACTGATAATAATAATTATCCGACCTTTCATCAATATACCTTCCATCTCGTTTTACCACTCGTTTTTCTATCGGTTTAGCCCAAGGTACATGAACATTAGATTTAAACAATTGCCCATCTTTTTCCCAAACAGTATGAAAATGATCACTGCTTTTGTAATTGCAGTCTTTATGTAAGTTTACCCACCCCCATATAATTCCGTTTAGTTCCCCTGTGTATTCATCTACCAATGACCTTGACATAAGTTGGTTAAAAAGTGACTGAGTAACTTGCCTTGTTCCAATTGTGAGCACTTGCACAGTGACTTGTCTTTCTTGAATGCTTGTCTTCTCAATTGGCAACACGTTCTGTACTGGATTGTCTTTTGTTCTCATGGTTCTATCCTTTCGCTATTGAACTTGAACCTTCATTTTACAGCACTCCATAGCACTTTGCAATCTGCTCTATACTTTACATCGCTAGAAGCTATTGCCTTGCGTCTGAGATGGGCAAGGAGTGGCTTTACCCTATCATCCTGCTACCAAAGGTGGCCAAACCAAACTTGCCCTAAATCGCACTACAATCAAAAATTTGAAAATTGAGCACAAAAAAAGAGACATCCATTTTTCAGAATGCCTCTTTTTGCTTCTTGAGTGATTAAGCAACTGCTGTTGATGTCATCAGCGTGTCTAGCGTTGAACGCTTAATCCGGTAGGCTTGCCTCTTGTTCGCATGTGGGAGACTGATAGCCTCTAGTGCTCCCGACTTTATCCACCGGCGTACAGTTGTGTCATCCACACGAAGCGCTTCTGCAACCTCGTGTACTGTAAGCAACTCTTCATTTACTTGTGCCATGGTTTTCTTTCCTTTCGATAAAAGACGGTTGAGATAGAACTGGTAGAAGTGTATCATAGTGCATGATCAGTTGTCAACACTATGGTACTTGCTCTATAGTTGTCTTCTGACTTCTCCTTTCCTCAATGTAAGCTTTCCACTCTTCCGTAAGATCTGGGTATTTTTTCCAATCCTCAACAGAAAATCCATACTCTCTTGATTTTTGGATTATATTATCTCCCCAATCATCGCTTTCCATATCAAACAATGATTCCAACGCCTTAACATACAATTTATCAGGACATGATTGTCCTACAACACAGTTACAAGTACTCTCCAAATCAAGCTCTTCTAGATCCATCAAATCTACCCAGTCGGGTTTCTTCTCATCTAGCAGTTTCGCACCTGCTTCAATTTGATCTTTAAACATCTCTTTCTCCTTTCGAGAAAACAAACTGACAAAACACATGATAACTAATTCAGCGAAAACAACTCCAAATCCAATACAAACAGTAAAACCTACAAAGAAGTTCACAGCGCCGCTATCCATGCATTCTCCTTCTGACGATCACATCATAATCAATCGGGAATATAAATTCACGGGAGAAGGGAATGAGTACTCCGATACAGGGGCAGAAGTGCCCAAACTTCAACAGGATGTATCTACTAAGGCATGGAATAATCTCATCAGGATAGTAACCTGTTTCTGTCCTGAAACGGCTTACAGCTTCAGACACCAAATCGATGGTATCCGCTGTGAGATGATCGAGCTTGAGAACTTGGTATCCTTCCTGATCAACATAAAGCTGATGTGGAAGGATTGTCGCGATGGATCGAGATGGAGCAACAGAGGGAACTAACACGGTTGGCATAGCGGCTATTTTGTCAGTCTCTTTGATTGGATCAAGCGCTTCCAATTCCCCTGTGTTCCTTCTGTAAAGGTTGAGCAGGAAGGACTTGATGTCCCCTCCTGCTACGACTTCTTGGTACAAATCTTGTGGCTGATTCATGGCTCACTCTCCTAGGAGCTGAGAAGTTTTCTCGCGAAGTTCAGATTCGCATTCTTCCCACACATGATGTTCAGAAGCAGTGGAAACCGAATCTCGATCCTCTAAAAGTTTTCGCCACTCTTTCACCAGTTGTTCAAGCTCTTGAATGCGATTGCCTTGCTCTACAATATTCGCGGCCATGGCTACTCCAGACTCTTGCATCGTCGCAAGCTCATTTGACACATCTAAAAATGCTTCTTCTCCTTGCGCGTGGGCATACTTGGCTTCAGGTAAGCCAAGATCTCTCAGGATTGCCTCACATGTATCAAATCCCTCTTGATCTTTTTCATTTTCGTAGTGATCAATATGCATCTTTATCACGCTCTTGACAAAATCGACACTAAGACTTTTCCCTTGCGTCGGTTCCAATTGGCCCGTCTCTGCAAACGCTTGCAGGTAGGGCAGGAGGGTTTTGATGTCCTCTTGCGAGAATTCAAGCCAATCAACGACTCCTGGTCTGACTTGAAAATTAAACTGAAGTATTGGAACTTTATTTTTAGATTGTACGTGAGCTTCACATCCATGATTGTCTGCATCATGAAATTTAATACCGGGGTTTCCCTCTATTAAATTCGACTTTTCAATCTCCATTTACTTCCCTCTTTCTTTCTCAATATCTAGCCTGATAATTTCAGCTTGCTCAGGAAGGAGTGGCACGCGAGCATTCATCGGCTTGCCCTCTTCCAAGTCAAAAATGACAGCCTTGTACGTCTCTCCAAGCGGTTGCAGGTGGGTCAGGACATGCTGCTCTCCATCGCCTTTTTTCACGCCTGTATTCATCGCGATAATCACGAACGTGTGGGTTATCTCAGAGAGGTCTAAATCCTTTGGGAGTGTGAAACCATCAAATTCACCAGGAATATAGTCACGCACAAAAGCGCATGATTTACGAATGATAAACCCAAGCTTGTCATTCCTGTAAATCTGGTCCAATTTTGAACCTACGGGAATAACATTGTACTGTTCGTTTTTCAGTTTCTCTGTAACAGTACAATCTTTAATCTGAACTTTTCCGTTTCTACGCACAAATGAACGTCCCATTATCTTTCTATCCTTTCTTGTTAAAGCACGCATTGCATGCTAAACATTTCTCTGCGTTTCTGTCACCCCGAGAACTGCATATCCGTGCAGGTAGCCCTAGATCATTCTCAGCTTTATGAAGTGCTGTTCTGAAATGGTAGATCCTGTCCAGATAGGGCTGGACTAAATCTTTGTCATACTCAACACACCAGACTTTTATGTCTTGTGTGTTTTTATTCTCGACTAAAATCAATCCATGCTTCAATTCCAGGAGATGCATGTAGAGGTTGACTTGCTTATGCGCATCAATTGGAGCAGGACCGTTTTCATCAAACGACTCAAAAGTAGTATAAGAACTTTTTGAAAACAGTCCTCCAACTAACTCTTTTACCGAATCATACAATGGTTTAATTCCATATCCTTTAATAAGATTGAGTACTTGTTTAAGCACTTCTAGGAATTGAAGCAAGAGATCAGATTTATAGCCTTTGATCTCAATGATCATCTGCTCCCCTTCTACCTCGAGGATTGCGTCAGGAGAAAACCACAACAGCCTTGTATCGTCAAAGTGACTGTAATCTAGCTCTGGAGTGGTGAGATTGCCGTTGAAGTACACGACTTTCCCATACTTCAAAAACAGCTCTTGATACTTCTCATGCAGCTTCCATCCACTCTTGAAACGAGCATTGGTAAGCGTGTCCCAACTCTTAGTTTCTGGCCGCTTGCACTCATCAGGATACGCGGCGGCTAGTACCAGCTGGCGCATACAGAATGAATGGTCAGGAGCAAGGATGTTCGATGCATGTGGAAAGCCTGTGCGTAGGGGCTTATCCTCATTCCATTGATTGAACATTTGCATCACATCTTGCTTGAAGAGAGCGGCGACGGTGCGTAGGTTCATTTAAATCTCCCTTATTCGTTGATACTGTATTCCGTGTCTATCCCAAAACTCTAATGCTTTTTGTTGCTGCTCAGGAGTAAGATATCTACGCACATGTCTCCTTAAGGTAGCCTCAGTAACTTCTATGCGCTCTCCTGCAATACCAATACATATATGCTTTTCAATCATATAAGCAGTAACACAATACATAGTGGCAAAACGAGTCACAGATAATGTTCCATGAGGTACTTGTTTTGCCACATAAGATTGAAATTTTGGCACTGCCATGTTTTCTATCCTTTCGCAAAAAGAAAGGGCATGGAGATACAGCTCTCGCATGCCCGTACAACAAACTACCACCCGTCTTGTATTGTGTCGTCAAGTGGAGAAAAGTCCCCATTAGCAATTTTCTCCACATCATCTACCACAGCCTCAATAACTGCATTCGGATCAATATCTCTCCCCTTGCGAGGGGTGTCACTAAACGGATCTTCATTCCCTTCAGAAGTCTTGGGAGGGCAGAATGCAATGATTCGATTGTACATTTCCGGCTCTGTCACTTGAGCCGCTATTTTCTTCAGTGTTTCATGCATGGGCTTGGGATTTTTTTTGTCAGGCATGAAGTTCTTGGCTTGCCCTTCTCCGATTTGCTCAATGGTAAAGTCGCGTTCATTGAGCAAGCCATTCTCAGGATCTTTGGGGAAATCTTTGAAGTACTTCAGAAGAGGCGCAACTCTGCCAAACGGAGTCAGCTCCAATAACCGAACTCCCTTGACTTCCTTGGTTACCTTGCTCCCATCCTCTTGTTTTTCCTCATAAGTGACAATTTTCCCGTCCTCATCTACCACTTGGTAGACATACACAGGGAGAAAGAACCACTCACCTGCAGTCAACTTTTTATTCTCTTTTGCCATCTCGCAATAGAGGCACGGTTTAGCTGGCTCAAGTTCACAAGCACAAATGGCATTAACGTTGTACTCGCGATCTTTGTGCCAATGGTTGTGCTTCATCAGCTTCACGCCGCCTGACAATCTTCCGACTAGAGGACGAATTGTAGCTTTCTGTCCTGGTTTGAGCCACAAAAACAAGGGTTTCTTGCTTCCTTCTCTTGCGGCTTTCGCATCGGCAGCTGCTTTAGCCGCACGCTCAATTGCACGATCAATGGCCTCGTCAGTGTTCATGTGTCTTAGTGATTGCATTCTTTTCTTCTTTCTGCCTAGACATGGCTAGGACTTCAAATTTAATCAGTGGTTACGCGATGCGGTGCGACCAGGAGTAAGGCTCGGTATCCACAAATTGTCACCGCGTAACCTTCTGATGAATAGTATAGACTAGTATTGTGTTTTTGTCAATAGTATTGTTCATTCTCATAAATTATTGACAATGATAGAGCAGTATTGTATAGTATTGATAGTGAACAACCAATCTTCTGAAAGGAGAGAGATCCGTGAACAACACCGACGAAGTACAGCTTACCGTAGCTGAAATGAAAAATCTCTTAGGATACAAAAATGACGTTTCTGTATTGAGACTCATTAGAAGAGGCGAATTAAATGCTTCTTTTATCAAAAATAGATACCTTGTAGAGGATAGCGAATTTAATCGGTTTCTAGAGTCGAGAAAAGGCGCTAGAGCAAACGACGTACGAAAAAGAAAAGACAACTAGCAAATCAAAAGAAAGCAGATCTGATGATTTTGTTGAAAGGAGTAGTAGAATGATTGAATTGTTCCCTGATCAGCAGGAAGCATTAGATAGAGTCCTGGAACGCTATAAAGAAATGCCAATAGGCGGAAGGGCACTTGTAGTAGCTCCGACCGCGTGGGGGAATGAAGATGTCCTTACAGTTAAAGAAGCCGCTAAAAAGTTACACCTTCCTGACTACACAGTTAGAAAGATGATAAAACGTAAAGAACTAGAAGCAACATCAACATCAATAACTGTAAACAAACAACTTCAATATAGGATTTTCACAAAGTCAGTTGAAAAATATATTGAAGCACATCCACCCAAACAAAAGGAAATTCTACCACCAAACAAACGCAGATGCATTGATTGCAAAGAAATAAAACTTGTAGAAGCATTCTTTGAAGGTAGAAGAAAATGCAACGAATGTCGCAAGAAAGGATATCGGGATAAATACAACAGCAATCCTGATATCCTTAAAGCCAACATCAGAAAACGACTGTACGGGATTTCTCAACAAGAATATGAACAAATGATTAAAGATCAAAACAACCTATGCGCAAGTTGCGGAAATCCTGAGACAACCATACGCTATGGCAAACTTGATGCCTTAGCTGTTGATCATTGCCACGCTACGGGAGCGGTAAGAGGTCTTCTTTGCGCTAACTGCAATAGGGCACTAGGAATGCTTCAAGAAGATCCTGAAAGAGTCAAAGCGCTACTTAAGTATATTGAAAATTATGTGACACATAAGGAGGTGTCCACAAATGCTTGAGCTAAGGCCGTATCAAGAGGAATGCGTAAGGCTTGTTCTTGAGGCATTTAAAAAAGATAGAAGCGGCTATGAGATAATCATTTTACCCACAGGTGGAGGTAAGACTGTTTGTTTTGGGCAAGTTGCTTACAACATACAAAAGCAGCATGGTGGGAATGTATTAATAATAGCGCATCGTGAAGAGCTACTTGACCAAGCTGCTGACAAGTATCGCATGATTTGCCCCAACGCTATCATAGGGAAAGTTGGATCAGGCGTACACGAATATGGATGTGAAGTAACCGTAGCATCCATCCAAACTATCAGCAGACCAGACCATCTGGAGAAACTACAAAGCATTGGATTTGCCCTCATTATCGTTGACGAGGCACATCACATTGCGAGCAATTCATATCAGAAAGTGCTTCAAGCACTGCCAAATGTTTTTACATTAGGTGTAACGGCTACTCCAGACCGTCTTGATAAAAAAGATATTTTGAAGGGTAAAAAACCACTTTTCAGCAGAAATATCATTGAAATGGTTCAAGATGGTTATCTTTGCAATTTCAAGGCTATTGCAATTAAAACGCACATTAATCTTGATAATGTGAGCACTTCTATGGGCGATTATAACGAGGGGGAATTGAATGATGCAGTCAACACCCCTGCTCGCAACGCTTTAATTGTTGAGAAATACAAAGAGCATGCGAATGGGAAAAAGGCCATTACCTTTTGTGTATCCGTTGCACATGCAGAAGCTCTTGCCCAAGCTTTTAACGAAGGTGGAATACCATCTGAAATGATAGAGGGAAACACACCAGGGGACAAACGAAAATTAATTCTCCATAATCACCGAATTGGAGAATTAACAAACATAACCAATGTAAATATCCTTAGTGAAGGATATGACGAGCCACGTGTAGAATGCATCATCATGGCACGACCTACACAGTCAAGAGGATTATACGTGCAACAATTTGGACGCGGGCTTCGGCTAGCGCCTAGAAAGAAAGAATGCATCCTTCTCGACATAACTGACAACTGTATGAACCATCGGTTATCACCTCAAAACCTCCGCAAGGCCATTGGTAAGCACCTCAACGATAATGAGACACTGTTAGAAGCTCTTGAAAGAGAAAAACTTGAGAGTGAAGAGCGGGAAATCCAGGTCCGCAAACTCAAAGAAAAACGGCTTGCAGATATTCAGATTGACCTATTCGAGAAGCTCGAGTGGAAAGAGCTTCCAAACAATGTGTTCTTGTTGGAGGTGGGCCCACAAAAGCATAAGATTGCATTGACACCTAGTCGGAGCAATCCAGAACTGTACTATGTCCAATTCAAGAGAGCGCCGTATAATGGCTCTCATGACAAAGCTCAGAAACTTACAAATGACCCGATGCCGATTGACTGGGCACAACAGGAAGCTGAAAAAGCCGCTCGCAAGATACTAGCAGAGCCACGCGGGATTAACTTGGTAGATCCGTCAGCTCCTTGGAGAAGTAAACCTGTTTCAGACGGTCAACGAGGGATGTTGAAAATGTACCGTATTGATATTCCTGAAGGAATGACAAGCGGACAGGCTAGTGATATTATCAGCAAACACAAAGATGAAATTGCAAAGAGGAAAGCGGAAAAAGCAGCACGCAAACGAGCAAAACAAGAGGCGTAAGCTCATCTATTTGTCAACATTATGGATATTTTGCCTACAATGTTGACAAAATCATAGTTCCTCATTTATACTATTTGAGGAACAACTACCACTTAATCACCTTGTATAACGTTTCACATAAATGAAAAAGAGGTTCCAATGAACGCTCTCCCCGCAAATGTTACGTACGTAACAAATGACACTGAACAGTCTTTCAGCTACATGAAAGACGGAATTCGTACCAACCTCTCCATCCTATCACCTGCAGGTGACGACCCCGCTTGTATTTGCCATGCTCAATATGACGATGGGCATGACGCGCCTCTCAAACGAGAAATGATCCATATCAGCTCAGAAGAAAAGGGACTTTTGTCCGAGCTGCTTAAACGCTCCAAATTCATTTGAAGAATTTGAAAGGCCCTAGAAATTTCTAGGGCCTCCCTCTTTTTTAATCCTCGTTACTCACCTCATCTACTACCCGTCTTAATTCATCGTTCCACTCTTGCTCACGTCCTACTTTTACAGATTTACGAAACACGTCTAATATACGTTTGTCATGATAAACATTTTGATCATTAAAAGGAAGCCTAAACAATGGAATAACTATTCCATTCTCTCTTTTAACTCTATCCACTTTTCTCCTAAAGCCACTATCCGTCATGCTTACGTATCTGGATGCATTTGTCCAATTGTAGTACGCTTTGTTGTTGTGGATAGCGTATTCTATCCCATTTTCATCTTCTGGCATTGATACCTTTCCTTTCGAGACTGCACACACACAAATAGATGGAACAATAATCCCTCTTACCTAAATTATACAGTACTATCTTTCACTTTGATAAGTCGGAAAGAGGGACAAAATAGTATTGTTCAGTATAGTAATCGTTAAAGCTATGCCAAAAGTAACGCTCAATATAGCAAAAGAACTATACTGAGCGTTTATTTTTATGCTTTCTTTATATTCCATCCCAGCAAGGGCTATTTCTTTCTTTTCTTATCGAGGGCCCTTTCCAACACCCATTTTCCCCACACCTCCTGGCAGGGACAATCTTTATTAAGACATATACCAGGAACTAAATGAGATCTCTCATATTCTTGAATGGTTAGGATGTTCAAATCTACTTCGGGCCCATACACCTTCATTTTAGAAAGAGCTTCTTCCCAATCTTGCAAATCTTTTTGTGACCAGGGAGGGAGGTGATTTTTTGATTGCAAAAGCGACTCCACCTTGCAAGGGGGGATAGAGGGCACGTTTGCATCCCCCTCACTAGGGGGAAAGACAAAAGGGAGCGCCAGCTCAAACTCCACCTTGGCAGACTCAATTCCCGACTGTACCCAATCTCTTAGAGAGTACCCACCTTCTCTTTTTGCCCAATCAAAATATTTCCCTCTCAAAATGTCATTTGGATCTTTCGCAACGAGCGGACTCCAGCGCATGCACTTCTTGAGATTTTTCAGCCAATATTCTGCACCAGTATCGCCTGACTCATCCTCATCAAACGATTGGAGGACATGGGAAGCTAGTCCTAGTTCTGCTATCCATCGATTGAGCCGGCCTCTTGTTGTACTCCCTGTTGCGACACAAGCTACCAAGTTCCCACACTCCTGCTCAACCGACATCGCGCATATTTCTCCTTCCACAATCATGGCCGGCGTATCATATTGGACCTCACCAACATTGAACAAACCTTCCCCTGACCCAAGAACTTGACCATACTCATTCTTGTCAATGCGCTTTAATCCTAACCTCCAAAGTGTAGATCCATCCATCCAAGGGATGAGAATACCGTTAGGTATTCTAACTTTATCCTTGGTTTCTTTCGCCGGATCAAGTCCCCATTGCTCCAGCTCAGCTTCATAAAAACGTCCGTTGGATTGGAGAGGGATATAACCAAGCTTCTTTTTCTTGATAATATCATCACCTAGCCCCCTACCGTGCAGATAATCTAGCATCACGCGGCCTTCTGACGTGTGCCACAGCGCATGTACAGCACGCTCTACAAGTAGCATGCCTGTCTCTATCCATTTAGCATTTGGAGGTTGTTCATTGCCAACGTGAGCGGATTGAAAGGGAATGGAAGGTACAAAGTCAGCATTGGCTTCAATCTGGAGTATCTCGCAAGCTTCAGAGTGTGACATGTGCATAAAGTCCTTTAAAAAATCGATGCAATCGCCATGGCGTCCGCATCCTGACGAGCGGATAGCGTGTGAATAGTCCCCAAGCTCAGGACGCATGATAAAGCTATCTCTTGAGCCAGGACACCAGGGACAATTGGAGTGATACTCCTGTACACCGTTGGAGGTAGACGGACGTCCTTTGTTGGCATATTGGATAGAGGCATACCGCTCGATGAGCGACTTGATATCGTAAGTTGGACTAAGCGTGGGCATGATGTTAAGATGTCCTTTCTAAAGCAACTCTAATTGCCTTGGTCTTTTTGACTCTGCAATTTCAGCTTTTAATTCTTTATAAAGCTGTTTCAAAGAAAAGATCTCGAAATAGGGCACGCCTTGTACTTTCGTGACAGCTACTTTATCATTTGGGATTGCCCTTGGCTTATCTCTCCAGATAACAGTTCCGCAAATTTAGGCAGAATATTCTGTCCTCTCGCATTTTTCATGGCTTTGCAAAAGAGACTCCAGAGAGTCGCCTCTCTTAACATATAGCCGGAGGAAGTCCTTAGCCGCGTTACGTACAACTGACATTGCTACACCGCCTCTGCTACTTCATCATCAAACATCGTCATCTGACTGCGCTTATCTAGCACATTTTTGAAGTTTTTACGAGCTACCTCAATATACGCTCGTTTTAGTTCAATTCCCACGAACTTTCTCCCCAATCGTAAAGCTTCATGTCCTTCACTGCCAATTCCTGCAAATGGAGAAAAGACGGTATCTCCTGGATTCGTCCATAGCTCTAACGCTCGTTTTATGACATCAAGCTGCAATGGGCAAATGTGTTTTTCGTCTTGCGATTCTCTTGCTTGCTGAATGTTCAACACGTTGGTTTGCTTGATATCAAACCAAACGGGGCTAGCGTAATTTTGCCATTTCCTAGGCCATGGCCTTTTGTGTTGAGCGTCGGGAGGTGCCATTCCAAAATCTTCTTCATTTGTTTCATCATGGCTTACTGGCTCCATTTTTGCCTCTTCCTCTTCGTTCTTAGGCCATCTACGAAAGATTACAAGATAATCAGGAAGCCCCATTCGAGAAACCGAAGAATCAATCATGAGCTGTTTGTGAAGCAATCCGTGCGCTTCTGTTCTCTGCTGCTCGATGACTGGATCTTTCCAGATGCACACCTCGCTATGATACGCCCACCCAGCCTCAACAAAATGACGGATGATTTCCCCTCTGAAATCTCGCAACCCTGCCTCTCCATCTCTCCCCTTGTAATTCACAAGCTGTTTACAATGGACAGCGCACAAGCGACCAGGAATTGTAATCCTGAAAAGCTCTCGAATTAAGAAGTCAAAATGCTGAAAGAATTCCGCGTCGCTTTTGCAGTTACCTGCATCACGGTCACTGTCTGAGTAGATGTACAAATTGGCGAACGGAGGACTAAAGATGCTAAAGTGAATAGAGGCATCAAGTAAAGCCCTTGCGATTTCAACACAATCCCCATGGTATAAAGCGTAATTCTCAGTGATAAATTGATCTAAAACGTTCATGCGATACCTCCAATATCTCTTCCGGTATAACTACACAACCAATCGGGTAGCTTCATCGGGACCTGTGGATTGTAGGCTGTAAGTGTCAAATCCTCCTGCAAAGAGAGAGAATTGACATTCATCGCGCTCGCTAGCTCTAGATGCGCTTGCATTTTGCGCTCCAGGCTAGAAACAAGAGGACCTTCAGTGTCGGCAGCTATGATGTAGACATTCACTGGCATTGTTTGCCCAAATCGATACGAGCGCCGGATAGCTTGGTAAACATCTTCAAACGAATAACTAAGACCAACAAACGCTACATTGTGGCAGTGTTGCCAATTGAGCCCATAACCCGCGATTCCAGCTTTTGTGATCAGTACGCGGGTTTTCCCTTGGGTAAAATCGGTAAGTTTGCGCTCTTTCACCGCAATGGATTCTGAACCACGTACTTCTACCGCGTCGGGAATGCGCTTGGTCAGCTCATCTGCTTCATAGTTTGTGTTACACCAAATAACCCAAGTTTCATCTGAATTATTCACGAGGTCTGCTACCGATTGCGCTCGATCTGCAGATGTGATCCTCATCTCTTTGTGAAGAGATGTAGCTGACATAGTAGGGAGTCTGAAGAGTTGACCTTCCGGTACGTCTTGAGTGATGTCAGTTTTTACATACCTGTAGATTATCTGAAGTTCAGGCAGGACAAAACCATCATCGCTAAATCCAAGATCGGAGGGACGCCGGATGGATACCGCCCAGCTGGCTACCCACTCCCAAAAATCTTTAGATGCATGGCCCTTGAGCCTGTATTTTCCGTTGCTCATGGTATCATTGATGAACCACCGCATGAGCATCTCAGAGGACGGCATGATGCCTAGAAATTCGGAATGGTTCCCTAACTCCATATGGTCGTTGGGAGCAGGAGTAGCAGTACAGGCTAACCTGTAAGGAGTACTGGAGAAAGAGTCTACTAGGGCACGTTTGGTTTTGCCCATATAGGATTTGAGGATAGAAGATTCATCAGGTATCACGCCCACAAAATGACTAGGATCAAAATGTTGCAACATCTCGTAATTTGAGATGTTTATGCCTGACTTCACATCAGCCTGTGATCGACATGGATGCACTTGGATACCAAGCTTTCGCCCTTCAGATATCGTCTGATGCACTACCCCCAAAGGAGCAAGAATTAAGATATCACCATTTGTGTACTTGTGAACAAGACGCCCATACTCTAATTGCATGAAACTCTTGCCCATTCCACAGTCTGCAAAAAGAGCACATCGTCCTTTTTTAAGCGCCCATTGCACAATAACTTTCTGCCAGTCGAAAAGCATAGGATGGATATCTTCCAAGCTCACTTCCAAGCCGCTCGTTTGGGCGACGGTTCGCTTACTGGCAAGGAATGTTTGATAATCTAACATGTCACACCTCTGTAATATCTATTCCATACAAAGCTTTTACAAGCTTACGCTTTAAATTGTACACAGGCGTTTTCATGCCCTTTACATCTTCAATCACACTATTTCCCGTTGACACATCTTTATAGCGGAAATCACCTTTGTAGAAACCGATCTTCTGATTATTTACAACCAAATCAAAAC